CTTCACCGGCGGGGAGGCTTCGGCCTCCCCCGCTGGCCTTTCCTTGAAGACAGCATAGGCAAGGGAACAAAAATGGTCATGCAGCGCGCAACGCACCCCAGCCCCATCGCCATCGTCAGCGACCACGTCGAAGCCTGGCGCCGGGACAACCGATGGTCCCGCGAGACCGTCGCCGACCAGATCGTCCAGACCCATATCCGTATCGGCGGCCAGGCCTTCACCGGCATCGCCTTCGAGCCGCCGACCACCGACACCTTCGAGCGCATGCGGGTCAATGCCGACCGCGTCTTCCGCTGGCTGGACGACACCACCAAGGACAGGAACCTCCTCCCCTTCAACTTCATATGGTCGGTGATTGCCGCCCTGCCGGAAGATCGCCGCGTCCTTCTGGTCAATGACCTGCTCGCCCCGGTCAACCTGCACGTTGCCGGCACCGTCGACGGCGATGCCGAGGTGACCCACGCCGAGATCGTCGAAGTCTTCCAGGCCATCGTTGAACACGGCGCCCAGGCCAACATCGCCGCCAGCCAGTTGATCGACGGCGTCCATGCCGGCGAGGCAGAACACGCCGAGAAGAAGCTCGGCCTGATGGCCGCCACCGTCCAGCGCGGCCGCGGCCTGATGGCCCGCCTGATGAAGCGGAGGAAGTCATGAGCGAATTCAATCAATGGCGGGTCGCCTGCCCGCACTGCGGCGAAACCTCCACGGTGCGCAGCTCCAAGCAGATGTGCGACACCGTCCGCGAAGCCACCGTCACCTGCGACAACCCCCTATGCATGCACAGCTGGGTTGCCCAGCTCGTCGCCGTCCGCACCATCGCGCCGTCCATCAACCCCAAGCCCGGCGTCTATATCCCCCTCTCCCAGCGCTCGCCAGCCGCGATACAGCAGGCGGCCAGCGCCCAAATGGAGCTTGGCATGGAACACCCGCCACCCCGCCTGGCCACCGGCTGACGCCCTAGCCCCCCACCCATGAACCACCCGCCGACGTGCTGGAAACAGCACGCAGGGACTTTTTTTGCCCAAAAACCGAGACAGCCATGCCGAAACAACCTGCTGACTACCTGAAAGAAGCGCGCCAAATAGCCCGCGCCGCCGGCATCTATTTCGTCGAAATAGGGGCGGCGTTCAAGGTCTATCGCAAAACAACGACCCGCCCGGTTTATCTGGGCATGCGCAGCGATGCCGCGGCCCTCTGCTCGCTGGTCAAGCGCTGCGCGAGGACCGCGTGATGGCCGTCAAGTTGATCATGCGCACCAGCTGCGATGAGTTCATCGACTTCATCCGCAACGCCGACGAGCGCGCCGCATGGGATGCCATCGGCGACGCCGCCCTGGTCGTCACCTGGTACCGGACAGGATCTGAACAGCGCGCCACTCTCAATCGCACCATCGACCTCGCACTGAAGGCCTACGAACAGACCTTCGGCCAACCCTGGCTGCCCTTCTGACCATGAACCACGACCTCTACCGAGAAGTCCTGCCCCGCATCGAGCGCGACTTCGAATTCAAGAAGACCACCGGCGGCTGGCTGCAGGGCGGCAAGTGCCCATCCTGCGGCAAGAAGGAACTGTTCACTAGCAAGGAGCACCCCTGGGTGCTCAAGTGCGGCCGGCTCGCCAAGTGCGGCGCCGAGCACCACGTCAAGGAGCTCTACCCGGAACTGTTCGAAAACTGGGGCGACCGTTACCAGAAGACGCCGGAGAACCCCAACGCCGCCGCCGACGCCTACCTGCGCGACGCCCGCGGCTTCCAGCTCGACCGCATCGCCGGCGCCTACGTCCAGGAAGCCTACTACGACCCGGTCAAGAAGATCGGCTCCACCACCGTCCGCTTCCCGCTGGCCAACGGCCACTACTGGGAACGCATCATCGACCAGCCGTCCCGCTTCGGCAGCAAGAAGGCCCACTTCAACAAGGGCGCCAGCTATGCCGGCACGGTCTGGACGCCGCCGATGCAGCGCCCGGATGACGAGGTGTGGATCGTCGAGGGCATCTTCGACAGCATCGCCCTGATGCACCACGGCATCTGGGCCGCCTCGGCCATGTCGTGCAATAACTACCCGCACCTCTTCCTCGCCGGCATCGCCGACTACTGCGCCAGCAACGACAAAAAGCGCCCCAGGCTGGTCTGGGCGCTCGACGGCGACGCCGCCGGCCGCTCCTACATCAAGCGCTGGGTCGACCGCAGCCGCACCGAAGGCTGGGATGCCTCGGCCGCCGTTATCCGCCAGCAGGGCCGCACCAAGCGCGACTGGAACGACCAGCACCTGGCCAACCGGCTGCAGGAAGCCGATATCGACGACTGCCGCTACCGCGGCCGCCTGCTGACCGCCAAGAGCGCCGCCGACAAGGCCTCGCTGATGTACAAGCAGAAGCAGTGGTCAATGTTCTACTTCGATTTCGACAACCGCCTCTTCTGGTTCGAATTCGACGTCGTCAAATACAACGCCGAGTTCAACCGCATCAGCGAGGCCAACGAGTCGGGGATGACCTCGGAGCAGATCCGCGACCTCGCCCTCGAAGCCTCGCGCTCCGTCCGCCAGATCGCCAACTGCCTGCCCACGGCCCTCTACTACCAGGCCAACGAACTGACCGACGAGCAGTGGTATTACCTGCGCGTCGATTTCCCGCACGACGGCCCCTCGGTCAAGAACACCTTCACCGGCACGCAGGTCCGCTCCTCCGGCGAATTCTCCAAGCGCCTGATCTCGATCGCCCCGGGTGCCCTCTACACCGGCTCGCAGCTGCACCTCGACCTCTGGCTCGAAAAGCAGATGTTCGCGATCAAGACGGTCAAGACCATCGACTACATCGGCTACAGCCGCGAGCACGGCGCCTGGGTCTTCGACGACATCGCCATCAAGGACGGCCGCGTCCATGAACTCAACGAAGAGGACTACTTCGACATCGGCAAGATGGCGATCAAGAGCCTGAACCGCTCGGTCAATCTGGCCATCAACCCGGACCTCAAGGAATACGACCCCGAGTGGGCCAAGCTGCTCTGGTACTGCTTCAAGCAGAAGGGCATCGTCTGCCTGGCCTTCTGGCTCGGCTCCCTGTTCGCCGAACAGATCCGCGACCTGCAAGAGTCCTACCCCTTCATCGAGATCGTCGGCGACCCCGGCGCCGGCAAGTCGACCATCATCGAATTCCTCTGGCGTCTGTGCGGCCGCACCCAGTACGAAGGCTTCGACCCGCAGAAGGCGACCATCGCCGCCCGCGCCCGTAACTTCGCCCAGGTCAGCAACCTGCCCATCGTCCTGATCGAATCCGACCGCGACAGCGGCGACGACAAGAACCCCAAGCAGAAGGGCTTCGACTGGGACGAACTGAAGACGGCCTACAACGGCCGCAGCGTGCGCAGCACCGGCGTCAAGAACTCCGGCAACGACACCCGCGAGCCGCCCTTCCGCGGCGCCATCGTCATCAGCCAGAACGCCACCGTGACGGCCAGCGATGCCTTCATGCAACGCCTGATGCACGTCCATTTCGAACTGCAGCCGCACACCGAGTCCAGCCGCGAAGCCTTCCAGCGCCTCGCCCGCTACCCGGTGCAGCAGGTCAGCGGCTTCATCCTGCACGCCACCCGCGCCGAGGCTGCCATCCTCAAGACCGTCAGCGAGCGCACCCCGGTCCATGAACAGACGCTGGACGCCAACCCCAACGTCAAGCACTTCCGGATCATCAAGAACCACGCCCAACTGATGGCCCTGGTCGATGCCCTGGCCCACGTCATCGAGATGCGCGAGGAAACCATCGCCAGCGTGCACGCCGAGATCGTCCGCATGGCCGAAGAGCGCCAGCACACCATCAACGACGACCACCCGCGCATCCAGGAATTCTGGGAAGTCGTCGATTTCATCGAGAGCAAGGACGACACCACCTCGCTGCTCAACCACAGCCGCGACGAAGACCGCATCGCCATCAACCTCAACGAATTCGTCGCCAGGGCCGACGCCTTCCGTCAGCAGATCCCCGACATGCGCGAGATCAAGAAGCTGCTGCGCACCAGCCGCGAGCGCAAGTTCGTCGAAGCCAACGCCACCATCAATTCGGGCATCCACGGCCGCAGCATCAAGGCCTGGATCTTCGAGAAGCCGGGCAAGTAACCGTTTTTTCAACCAAGGAGATCGACCATGAACAACACCATCATCACCCGCGGCAAGCTGCAACGCCTGATCGGCGCCGCCACCAATATCCAGGCCCTGATGAACGACGGCACCCTGACTGCCGCCTGGGGCGAAGGCGACGCCGACCAGATCAACCTGGCCGTCAGCGCTTTCGACAACCTGACCAACGCCGCCGCGCTGGCCGCCGCCGAGCAGAAAACCGCCAGCCCCTTCCTGAGATACCGCCGCGAAATCCTCGCCGACACCCCGTCCGGCGCCATGCTGCGCCTGCTCGTCCTCAACCTCTACAGCGAGGCCAGCTTCATCAACCTGCGCGCCATCATCGAACGCTGCGACCCGCTGGGCATCCGCGTCGCGCTGGAGTGCCTCACCCACTTCACCGAAAACGGCGACCGCGACAGCCAGTTCATGACCCTCGCCATGGAAATCGCCGAGGCCGCCGGCGATCAACCGTGTGAGGTGGCAGCATGAAAAACATCGCCCAAAGCGTCGTTCTCTACGGCCCGGCCGGCTGCGGAAAGTCGACCAACGCGCAACGTATCTCCAAGGCGCTCAATCTTCCGCGCATCGTCGAGTTCGATGAAATCCGGAACGATGCCCGCAAACAGCGCGCCCTGCCCGAGTTCGGAGTCCTTCTGATCACGCATGTCCCAGATGAAGTAAAGGCCAATTTCCGCCGCCTTTCCTATGACCATGCGATGACCGCCGTAGCCATCCATGAACAAATGCATGGAGGTGCAGCATGAAAAGCGGATACACCGTGACAGTACAAGTCCCGGATGACCTAACCGGATTCACCGACGTTTATCTGGCATCTCTCTGGCACCTATCTCAGGTCAATCCAGCCCCATTCGGCGACCCGGATGCCTGCAAGTTCGCGGAAAAGGTCGGGCGCGAAATCATCCGGCGGTTCGTTACCAATGTCGGCCCAGATTTATGGAACCACCAGGGCGTGCACATCGCTACCAACAAGCGCATCGAGGAAGGGGCGACCGCATGAAAAACCGCGACCTCATCGCCCTGCTGCAACAGCAGCCCGGCAACGCCACCCCCTACGTCCAGGTCACCGACCCGGAAACCGGCAATCCCATCCTGGCCGCCGTCGTCGGCGTCGATCCCGCCGTCTCCCCGGCCTTCGGCACCGCCGTCGTCATCGAACTGGAGGACTGACCATGCCCACCATCTTCTACTCATACCAGGCCCGCTTCGTCGTCACCGGCCTCACCAACCTGGCCGACGAACTCGAACTCGCCGAAATCCCGGCCTGGCACACCATCGCCCGCGCCGCCGCCTGCCTTGAAAACCTGTTGTACGGAGAGGAGCCGGCAGACATCGCCGACGTGGCCGCCAGCCTCAAGGCGCTGAACATCCCCAACCCGAGCTATCGCCAGTTCGGCAAGTTCACCTTCCTCCTCGTCGATCTGGCAATCGCCTTGCTCGACGGCGTCCGCCTCGGCCTGCTCGACATCCAGCCCAAGCTCCAGCGCCCGACGCTGATCGCCAAGCCGGTCTGGATCGGCCTCGACCTGGGCACCGACGACCGCACCGTCTTCGAATCAGCGCCATGTGGGGTGTTCCATGTTTAGCCTCGCCGAACAAATAACCTCCGCCAGCCGCTACGCCACGCACGAAGCCGACCGCATCGCCAAAGAACGCCAGGATCGTGAAGCCCGCATGGCCAAGGTCCGCGCCAAGCAGTGGGCCTCCCGCAAGGCCGGCGGCAACGGCGTCGCCGACGAGCTGCTGCACCGCCTGCCGAAATCCAGGGAAGCCGCCATCTCCATGGCGCAGGTAACTCTACTGATGGCCGACGTCGACACCAAGGGCAGCAGCATCAGCGGCTCCCTCTGCAAGTTGGTCAAGGACGGCCGCGTCTCCCGCATCGGCAAGTGCCGCGACTACCGCTACTACGTCGAGGAAGGGAAGAAGTCATGAGCGAGACCATGAAAACCGCACCATCCCACATTTGGCTGCAGTACCCGAATAAGGACTCCATGTCGGAATGGTACGGAGAAATCACCTGGTGCGAAGATCAACAGAATGACGACGATATAGGGTTCGTCCGCGCCGATCTCTTCTTTGGCAGCGTCAAGAAGCTCAACGAACTGCTGGCTGCCATCGAAAATCTGCACAAGCAGAAAGGCCGCCACAACACCGAGATTGCCTACAAGCGCCTGATCGAAACATTCGACCGCGTGAAAAGCTACGGTAAGCCGGAAAAATCGGCTGAAATCGAAGTCCCGGCCATCATCTCGTACCCGACCGGAAGCCTCGGCGAGGAGGTCGCCCCATGACCGCCCTCGCCCTCTTCGGCGCCACCTTCTTCCTGGTGCTTTTCCTCGGCCTGCAGAGCCTCAACGTCAACGGCGGCCACAAGCTGATGGCCGCCGTCACCAGCCTCGGCATCAGCACCGCCAACATCGTCGTCCTCAAAACCATGCCCGGCCCCACCGACTGGCTGGAAATGTCCGCCTACTGCCTCGGCGGCCCCGCCGGCATCCTCGTTTCGATGTACATCCACCCGTGGATGGTTCGCAAGTTCGGGAGAAAACCATGCCAACCGAAGCCGAACTCCGCGCCGAGTTCGAACGACAGCACCAGTACCGAAACCTCACCCGCCACCACCTGCGGGGTACCTATCTCGCCCCACAAATCGCCGCGCTCTGGAACCAGCACGTTCGAACGGCTCGATGGATGGCCGCTCGCCAAAGCCTCGAAGGGAAATAAATCATGATCCAGCACCGCGAAATCCGCCACTTCCACATCTGCGGCGCCATCGGTGGCGGCGCCAAGGGCTTCAACCGCGGCCAGGCAAAGGTCGGCAATCTGGTCGCCAGGTTCCGCTGCCTCGGCTCGGTCGACGTCGATGCCGCCGCCAACCGCGACTTCCAGCGCCTGGTCGGCGTGCCGGCCACGACGCTGGACCTCTTCGACCGCGACCAGTACATCGCCTTCCACGGCAAGGAACCGCCGTCCGGCTGGCGTGAAGCCACCCCGGAAGACATCCGCGCCGCCGCCGGCCATGAATACCCGCACATCATCTTCACCAGCATGCCGTGCAAGGGCTTCAGCGGCCTGCTCAACGAGACCAAGAGCAAGACCGCCAAATACCAGGCGCTCAACCGCCTGACCCTGCGCGGCGTCTGGCTGGCCCTCGAAGCCTTCAAGGACGACCCGACCGAGCTCTTCATCTTCGAGAACGTCCCCCGCATCGCCACCCGCGGCCGCCACCTGCTCGACCAGATCGTCGGCCTGCTCCAGGCCTACGGCTACGCCGTCGCCGAGACCACGCACGACTGCGGCGAACTCGGCGGCCTGGCCGAAAGCCGCAAGCGTTTCCTGCTCGTCGCCCGCCACATCGCCAAGGTGCCGCCCTTCCTCTACGAACCGGAGAAGAAGCGGCTGCAAGGCGTCGGCACCGTCCTCGGCCGCATGCCGCTGCCGGGCGACCTGTCCGCCGGCCCGATGCACCGCGTGCCCAACCTGCAATGGAAAACATGGGTCCGCCTGGCCTTCGTCGAAGCCGGCAGCGACTGGCGCAGCCTGAACAAGCTGGCGGTCGACAACGGCCACCTGCGCGATTTCCTGATCGTGCCGGAATACCGCGCCGGCTACCTGGGCGTCAATCGCTGGGATGACCACAGCGGCACCATCGCCGGCCGCACCGGCCCGAGCAACGGCAATTTCTCCGTCGCGGATCCTCGCTTCCCCGCCGGCGGCGAATACGGCCAGCTCGGCGTCCGTGCCTGGGACGAACCCACCGGCGCCATCACCGGCCAGCGCAGCCCGATCCAGGGCGGATTCTCGGTCGCCGACCCGCGCCACTTCGGCCCGGCCAAGCACAGCAACGAATTCCGCATCGTGCCCTGGCACCAGAACGCCCAGACCGTCACCGGCGCCCATGGCACTGGACAGTGCGTCGCCGATCCGCGCCGCGAAGGCGAAGGCTTCGGCAAATACCTCGTCACCCCATGGGAAAGCCCCTCCGGCGCCGTCATCTCTGGCAGCACCACCGGACAGGGCGCCTACGCCGTCGCCGACCCGCGCACCGGCCTCGATCGCGCCAAGGGCGACCACTACCTGACCGCCGGCCACTACGGCGTCACCCGCTGGGAAGACCCGAGCGGTGCCGTCTCGGCCGCAGCCGGCCACGACAACGGCCGCTGGTCCGTCGCCGACCCCCGCATGCCGGAACAGACCGACAAGCTGGTCGCCAGAATCCGCGCCCTAGACGGCACCTGGCACCGCCCCTTTACCACCCTAGAACTCGCCGCCCTGCAGAGCCTCGTCGATCCGGAGGAATACCTCGAACTCGACGGCCTCAGCGACAGCGACTGGCGCGAACGCATCGGCAACGCCGTCCCCCCCGCCGCCGCCGAAGCCATCGCCGGCGTCATGGGCGTCACCCTGCTGCTGGCGTGGTCCGGCGAGACTTTCATGCTGTCGTCCATGCCCATCTGGGTACGACCGGTGGCAATGGCGCTGAGCGTGGCGCAGGGAGGTGCAGCGTGAAGATGGCCAAAGCCTCCGAGGCTGATCTGAACATGGCGATGGACCTGGCCAATGTGCTGGATGATATCGAGCGCGGCTACTTCCC